TTTTAGTTGTCTCCGTTCCTGTGGCTGATCTAATAATAACTTGTAGATCAGATGCTGAAAATATTTTAAATCCATAAACAAAAGTATCATTACTACCATTGCCTGAATATGAATTTTTTACTGTTGTGCTTGATACTGTCATACTTAAAATCCTTTAAACTGTGATGATGGTTTTGTAAACAAATATTCTTGGTTATAATCTCTTTTCATTCTTTTTTCCACTCTTTTTAACACACCCGGGTTCATTGTTTCCATCATTTGATGACCAAGAAGATAATCGTATGCAGACTTAATATAGAATATATTTAAAAAAGGTATGTTAGTATTTAATGCTCTAAAAGCTGCCTTACCCGCTTTACCACCTTCTCCACGAATACCATAGTTCATTGCTAATAAAATATCTGCGGCAGTTACAAATCCCGGACCTGCTAATCCTGCCAATACATCTGCACCACCTCTAACTTCTTTAAATAAAACATCTCCATAAATACCTAAACCACCACCTTGTAAAAAAGCTGCCATAACTGTTTTGCCTTTACTTGGATCACGAGGTCCTTTACCTTTTAATAAATCTTTTATTGTCATGGATAAATAACCCATAAATAATGATGTAGTCATTAAAGCAACCATACCTACAGCACCTCTACCATAATCTGCTTTTGTAGCATTTGGTCCTTTAAAATAAGACATTTCTCTACCTAATACTTTACTTAATATAGCTAAAGGAAATGCTTTAAATTGACCTACAAATCTTATTGCTTCACCTTCTGCTGTACCTGCTAACATACTTCTTGTCATGTCTCCTTTTAATCTAGCATCTGGTTCTATTACTGCATAAATTGATCTGTCTAATAACATACCAGAAACAGAAGATTTGAATCTTTCTTTTTCTACCCCCAACTGTCTTGCAGTTAAAGAATCAACATTTAATATTTTTTTCATATCAACATCAGAGATTTTATCTAACATACCAATGTTAATAAACTCTGTGCCATCATCTGCTTTTTCCATAGCAATTTTTCTAATCACATCCCATTTAGTAGAATCAATATTATACATAGTAAATAATTCTTTTAGTTGTGGATTAAGGTCTTTAAATTTAATATTTTTTTGTCTAGCAAAATAATTTGCCATACCTAACATTGATCCTTCTTTTAAAGTATTAGTCCACCAAGCTAATGCGTTGTATTTAAAAAATGTTCTTTGTGCATTAGTCCATCCTTTACTTAAATTATCTCCTACTTGGTATCTAGCAGACATATCATAAATAGTATTGTCAACAATAAAACCTAACATTTGAGCTATATCTTTTTTTTGTTTAGTATTTTTAATTCTCATTAAACTTCCTAATGCTTCTGCCATACCACCTAAAAACGATCTACCTTGAAATCTCATTTCTGATCCATAAATTCCTATATCAGCTGCTGCGGAAATTGTTGCACCACCTAGTTTAGCCATAGATGCTATAGACCTTGCTATAGCCGAATATCTTGCTACACCAAAATCTGCTACTGTGTATATAGAACCATCTATAACTTTCATATATTTATCAAACTGTTCTGGTCTTGAAATTTTTGTTGATTGACTACCTTTACCTTCAACAACTAATCTTCTTTGCACAGCAAATCTAATTTTTTCAAAATTATCTTGAGGTTTTGCTCCTAAAGCATCTATAATACCAATGTTTCTTCCAGCTGTTTGTATACCAGAAAAAAAAGATTCTTTTAAATTACCTACTCCAAATTTTTCATTATAATCAAACCAATCATCTGCTGTTTTAAAATGTAAAATTCTTTTAAAGTTAGAATTTTTTGTAATATTATTAGCACTTCTTGATCCATAAACATTACTTGCTCCATCTGATACTAAATATTTATTACCTACCAAAGTATTATAAATTTCTTGTAAAAATATTTCTTTATCACTTGTGTTGGCAAAAGTTCTATCTCCATCTATTTTTTGCATTACATAATTTTTCCATGCACTATAATTTTTTTGATAATTAATATCTGTACCTTTAATACTTTCATCAAGTTTTATATCTGCTAATTTTAAACCTAAAGAATCAGCTGCGTTTCTTACTCTAAAAGGATCATGTGATTGTTTAACAATGTAACCCCACATTTTTTCAATGTTAGCTCCTCTGTCATTTAATTTTTGTCTAATCATTTCTGAATATTTTTCCATAATTTCAGCTAATTTTAAAATTTGAGGATTAGTTTCTTTTACTGGTGGTGTTAAACCAGTAAGTTTTTCTATTTCTGTTTTTTGTTGTCCTAATTCAGACATTGCTCTACTTACTCTTCTTTGAGTTTGTTGTTCAGTAGAACCTTCTAAACCATCTTTGAACATTGTTTCTAAATTATTAGCTTTTAACTCCGCATTAAAACCAGCAATAAGTTGATTAGCTTGTGCAAATTGTTGAACTGAAACTGCCGATCTTGCACCTTCTACTCTTCTATTTGATCCTACTAAAACTGCTATTAAACCTTCTTCCGCATTATCTGGAAAACTTTTTAAAACAAATTCTGTTAGCTGTCTTACTTTAATTTGACTTTCTAAAGCATTTCTTTTATCTATTATTTTTTGTGCTTTAAGTTGTGCAGATACATCTTTTGCTATTGCGTCAACATTAACTTCGTCAATTTTAGATAAACCTTTTTCTGCTTTAGCTAATTTAATTCCATTAATAATTTCTTCTTTTTTTGCAGAAGTAATAGACGATCTTTTTAATAATTTTTCTACTCTAACTAAACATTTATCTGCCATATTTACCTTCCATCTACGCAATTAATTGCGTCTTTAATAATTTCATCTAAATCTTTTGATTTAGTTTGTACTTCAGTTAAATCATCGGTAGTTGTTTTAACCTCTGAATCACCTTGTTCAAATTTTAAATCTAAATCTTTTTGTGATTCTGTTATAGTATTTAATTGAGTTTCTAAAGATTCTAGTTCAGTATTAGATTGAGTTTCATCTCTGTTAACAATATTTCTTTTTAAATTATTCAATTCTATTTCATCTATAGATGTTCTTTGTGTCATGCTTACATCTGGGTTAGGCGAAGCATTGTCTGAATTTCTTAATACAGGATCAGCATTAACAATAGGTGTAACATCTACTGGTTGATCTAATAATATATCACCCGTAGCTTTTTGTAATAATAATTTTCTAGTGCTTGGGTCGGTAGCTTCTAAATCTTTCATAATTTGAGAAGTTTCTGGATAATATTCTCTGTATAAATTTATATCTATATCTGTTAAACTATCATCTCCAAGTATTTTTTTACCTTCAGCTACTCTTTCGTTAAATTTTCTACGAGTGTTTAAATCTTTTAATTTACCAGCACCAACATGAAGTCCACTACCTAAAATTGTTCCAAAAGTAACATTGAGAAAACTGTCATATATATCATAATCAGCTTGTAAAGATTTAGCTACACCAAAAACAATAGGTTCAACAAGAGTTGCACCAACTGCACCTTCTACCGCACCTCTTGTAGCTCTTGCTCTAGTGAATCCTACTTGTGCAACTTTCTTTGCAAATCTAGCTTGTCCATAAACAGGAATAAAAGAAGCTGCAATGTTAATAGGGTCAAGAAAACTTGTGGCTAATCCTGTACCAAATTTTGCTGCACCAACATAGAAACCACCATTAAGAGGATTCCATGATCCTGCTGGACCTCTTGCCATAATACTTTGTCTGGCTCGTTCTTGGTTTTTCTCTCTTACCATAATATCAACAACTGATTGATATTCGTCTTGTTCAAAATACAAACCTATTTTTGCATATTCTTTATTTAATTCTTCTCTATCAACTTGAACATCTTTATTAAATTTTGATCTTTGTCTTGAATTATAAAGATCACTATAATTTAATAAAGACATAACTGGGTTAAAGTTCCAGTTGTCTGCCGCTACTGCTCCTAATGATTCATATAAATTTGTTTTATATTGATCGTAACCAGATTCTTGAGCTGTTTCGTTTAAGTTTAATCCAAATCCTAAATTCATATTATTTTTTTCTATTTACAATAACACCTAAAGCCATAGCTACAGCTAAATCACTATCTGATTCTAATAAGGTAGACATTTCTTTTTTAGACCTACTTGCTAAAAATTTAACTGGTGTTTGACCATATTTAATTGAAAATACTTTTTTAAATTTTTCTCCAAATATAGCAGAAGAATTATTTAATAAACTTAAAGCTGTTGTAGGTTCAACTTGCCAATATGATCTTGCTGGTCCACCACCTATTTGAACTTTAGTTTTATATCCAGATTCTATTTGTCCAATAGCATTAGCTAGTTCTGTTAATTCTTTTGCAGTAAAACCTTTATCTCCTTCAAATATTGGAACTATTGTTGTAATAGATTTTTGTGCTTCATTAGGAACAATGTATGTATCACTAATAGCCTTTAAAGCTCTTGCATTTTTTTCGGGATTATTTGTTGTTTGGTAAGTTGTTCCCCAAGTATTAACAATCTTTTCATTTTGCAATGTAGTTCTTTTATTTTCATCACTCATAGCCAATTCTTTGTCTACAGCAGTTTGACCAAATTCTAAACCATAGCTAGTAAAGTCATCTTTGTATTTAATTTTTTGTATATTCATTGTAATATCTGTTCCCGGTAAATTGTAACTACCATCATTAAAATTAAATCTTAATTGTTGATTATTAGCATTGATAACTGGAGCAAATTGATCTCCGTCTAAAACAATACCAAAAACTAAACCATTACCATCAGCTGTATTTCTCCACTCACCTTTGGTTAACATCATTTTTTTATGTCTTTCTTCCATATCAAGTTGTGTAATTCCCTCATTAAAAGGATCGGTGCTTTTAAATGCTATCGCACCAAACTCTTCTAAATAATCTTCTTTAATTAAGTCTGCTTTATCTTTTACTGCACTAGATGTTGTTCCGTAGAAAGTTAATGGTTTGCCATCGTATTGCAGAGGAATAAAATAAGTTTCTTCTGTTTCAAATTTAGAAGTAAACATTGCGACAGCTGATTTTATAGCACTACCATTATCAAGTTTAGTGTTAGTAAATCTTTCATTTATTGCATAAAATGATAAAACTTTTTTAATATCTTCTATTTGTCTACTAGCAACACTACTGTCTATGTTATTGTTTCTACGAATAATAATTTCTAATTCTAAAAAATCATTGTCAGCAGCAATGGCTTTTGAAACAGTATCTAAACTCATGTCGTTGCTTTTACCCCAGCTTGTTAAATTGTCTTGTTCTTCTTTACTGTCAAAACTAAACATTTTTTGAGCTTCTAATGGGGATAAAACTGTAACAGATAATTCTGCTGTTATAGGTAATCCAGCAGCAATTAACTCTTGAAGTGCTTTAGAATCATTATCTCCAAAATTAGTTGAGATTGATTGTAAAATTATTTGAGATTTAACAGCATTACCTTGAGCATTGTTTTGATAATTAGTAACAAATCTTTCTGCTTCTTGTTTAGTCATTACTCTTTGTTGGTTTATTGGTACACCTAACTCATTTTGAACCTCAAGTATTTTAGTGCTAATCTGTCTTTTTAATTGTGTTTTTAAGTCATCATTTGTTTCATTATTAAACTGCTCATTTAACTCAACAAGTTCTGGATAATGTGAATATACATACGCAGCTGAATCATTCTCAATAGCTTTTGTTCTTACCTCAAGTGTTTTTACATATTCTTGTTGTATAATTTGTCCTTTAGCTTCACCAGATTGTAGCATAGCTTGTTCAGAAAATTGTTCTACAAGTTCTCTTGTGTTTTTCAATGGAGATGTAAATAATATTTTTTTATTATCTACTGTGCTTTTTATAATTTCTTGACCTTGTAACATTTGATTAACTTCTATTTGTGGTAAAACTTTTTTAGCCAAGTCCATATCAAATGCAACTTTTTTACCAACCGCATCTCCAGCTAAAACATTTTTCCATTGTGTTCTTAATTGATCTGTTAAAACTCTTTTTGATTGATTAATTAATTTTTGCCTTTGTTCTAAATTTAAACTTGGATATAGTTCACTTTTTTCTCCTTTTTCTAATTCTAAAAATGCAAGTCTAGGATTATCTCCTATATCTTTGTTAGCTTGAAATCCTTGAATAAGAGCTGGTATATTTTGAATAGCTTTATTTAATTGTGGAGCTGGTATTTTACCCTCATAAGCATCTGTATATAAGTTAGTTAAATCAGTTTGTAATACACCATAATCAAATGTATTGTTGTCTCCCAAAATTGCTTGAGTTAATAAAATGTTTTCTTTTTGATCTACTTGGTTGTCTAGTTGTACTAAAATATTTTTATCTATTTGTTTTTCATTTCTAAAAATTCCTTTTTGAATTTCTCCTAAAGCATTATTTGAAAATAAAGTTTTACTAGCATTGTTAGTAGATTGACCTTGATATTTATTTAATAAAATTTTTGATTGTTCTTGATAATAGGCATTAGCAGCTTCTTTATTAACTCCATAAACAGGATCATTAGCAATAGTTTCATTAACTTTTTGCATATCCATAATAAATTTATTCTCTAATGTAAGTGCTTCAGTTCTGTTTTGTGTATCGTTTGCTTGAACAGCTTTTTTTACAACCATGTCAGTTAAAGGAGATAAAGCACCAGCAACAGTTTGAGATAAAGGAACTTGTAAATTAGATGTAACA